CTCTTTTTGTACACGAAGTAAAAATTTGAAATTTCAGTTGGATTTCTAAAACTAGGTTTAATATTGGTTAGAAATAAAAAAATTATAATAATATTGGTTAGGAGGGATAGAATGGAAAGATTTGATGAATTAGCAAGTTATATTAATTGTGATGAGCCAAAGAAGAGTTTAATTTTATCCCTTTTATCCGATTTTGTATTTTATGAAGAACAGATCAAGAAGTTAAGAGAATATCCTCAATATATTATCAATCCAAATAATCCTCTTCAACAAAAGAAATTACCTGTACATAACATGATCAAAGATTTTCAAGCACAAAAGAATGATATAGCAACTAAAATTTCACGCATGATCGATGGCGAAGCATTAGAAGAATCAGCTTTAATGAAAGCATTGGAGCAATTCAATGGATAAGCCATATATTAAACAATATCAGGAAGCCATTGAGCGTGGATGGATTGATATTGATGGAAAGCAAGTTAAATTAGTTGTAGGTTGGAAAATAAAGAAGGTAGTCGATGTACTATGCTCTTATTTAGAAGATGAGAGATTTATTTTCGAGCCTGAAGATTGTTATAAGCGATTCAAGTTTGAAGAATCAATGTGTTTACAGGGATACGCACCGTTCTATAATCAGCCAATCAAATTGATGTTATGGCAAAAAGCGTTCTTTGAAGCAATCTATTCATTTAAGGACAGATCGACAGGTCATTTATTAATCAATGAAGCATTGCTTGAAGTTGGTAGAAAGAATGGCAAATCAACAATGGTTGCTGCTGATATGAATGCTAACCTGTTTATAGGTGGTGGAGGTAGGAATTACATTATATGCTCCAATGATGATAAACAGGCTAAATTAATCTTTGATGAAACTAAACATATGAGACAAAGATTAGATGTTAAGAACGAATTAACAATGGATAACCTTGTCGAGATTAGGAACAAAGCAAAGAATGTTAAGATTTCGAGAATGTCAAGCAAGACACAAAATAAGGATGGTCGAAATTGTGTTGCTGCAGTTATGGATGAATGTCACGATTGCAAAGATGATGAAATTGCTGAAGCAGTTAAAAGATCAATGTCAACACACGATGAGCATTTATTTATAATGGTATCAACAAATGGATTCCTTAATGATATGTTCTTTGATAAGCAGTTAAGATATGCAAATGCTTGGTTAAATGGAGAGATAGATAATCCACATTATTTGCCTTTCCTATATGAGCAAGATGATGAGAGTGAAATATGGGCAGGAGATAGAGAACTTTGGCAAAAAGCTAATCCATCTCTTATATATGGAGTTAAGAAATATGCCTTTATTGAAGATTCAATATTAAAAGCACAATTGGATCGAGAGTCAAGATTGCATATGCTTACAAAAGATTTCAATATCAAGGTTGGTAATAGTACACAATGGTTAGAATCAACAATCTTTGATTATGAACAAGAAGATTGGAGTCTAAATGATTTCAAAGGTGAGTTGGGCATTTGTGCAACCGACTTATCGGATACAGGTGACTTAACTACTGCAAGTGTATTATTTATAAAAGACAATGTGAAATATGTTACATTACAATTCTTTATTCCTGAATCCAAGTTAAAAGATAAAGATAATGGTGCAAGGTATGAAGAGTGGTCCAAGATGATTAATCATCAAACAGGAGAGCCTTATGTAATTGTAGCAAAAGGAAATAGAATCAATCAAAAAGATGTTGCTGATTGGTATCAGCGATTAAGAGAAAGGTATCAGATCGAGCCATATACAATTGGGTATGATAAATGGCATAGTGATATGTTCTTGCATTGGTGCGATAAAAAAACAGGTTACGGATTTAGAACTGAAATGATTTTACAGGGAAAGTATTTATCATTTCCTATGAAGATGGTAGAGCGTGATCTGACTGATAGATTAATTAATTATGGTAACAATCCTGTACTTAAATATTGCTTCAGTAATACAAGTGCAAAGATTGTTGGTGATTCAATTCAACCTGAAAAAATGGATGGGTTGTATTCACGAAAAATAGATGGAGTAGTTACTTTGATCATGTTGTATGCAACATTAGATAAAAGTGAGTTTTACATAGGAGGGTAGAAAATGGGATGGCTTCAAAAAATATTTGGTAAAGCAAAGCCTAAAGCAAATGCTGAATATAATTTGAATGTATCAATGAAAGGCTATGAGCCTACATTTACATCGTTTGGTGCAAACATATTGTATTCGGACATTGTATTATCAGCTTTAAAAATGAAGGCTAGATTCTTTGGTAAATTAGAGCCAAAGCATATTAGAATCAGGGATGATAAAACGGAACTTGTTACTGATTCATCAGTTGCTAGACTATTAAGGCAACCAAATGACTTTCAAACAATGTATGATTTCTTGACTCAAGCATTCTTTATGCGTGAAAAGGATTCTAACTGCTTTATATATGCTGATTATTACATTTCAAATGCAAATCAAAGGATTTATACAGGATTATACATATTACTTCCTTGTATGACTCCAATTATTCAGCAAGATGAAAGTGGAAAGTTATTTATTAGATTCCAATTTGTAAATCCATCGAGAGAAGTTTTATTTCCACTAGAGGATATTATTATTTGGAAGCATAATATGGAGGACAATCAATTTTTAGGTGGTGGTCGCTTTAGTGGAATGGCAAATGGTGATTTATTAAATTCACTACAAGCATATACAACATCTAAAGAGGCAGTTGCCGAAGCATCTAAATTAGGATGTTTAATTGATGGTATTATCAAAGTAAATGCTTATGTATCGGATAATGAGAAAACACAACAAATTAGAAATCAATTTATCGATGATCTGAAAACTAATAAATCAGGAATTGGTGTACTAGATAATGGTGCTGAATATCAAAACATTCAAAGATCATTAAAGATGGTAGATGCAGCAACATTAAGAGAAATAAAAGAAAATGTATTACTTCATACAGGTGTAACAATCGAAATGCTTGAAGGAAAATTTGGTGAAAGTGAAAAAGAAGCATTTTATGAAAATTGGATTGAACCTGCTGCTATCAGTTTAGCACAAGCAATGTCAAAAGTATTCTTTAGTCAATGGCAAACATCTTATGGTGATAGAGTAGAACTTTATCCAATGAAGATTCAATTAATGAGTACAAGCGAAATTACAAAGGTTGTACAAGCTACAATTGCTGCAGGTGTATTTACACTTGATGAATATAGAGAAATGTATGGTTATGCTCCTCTTCCAAATGGAGAAGGATTAGCAAGACCAAGAGGATATAACAATTTAGATAATGAATTTGGAGGTGGAACTAATGAAGGAAAAACTAATGAAGGAAATCAGGCTTAATGAATGTGAAGTAAGAGCCGATGAAAAAGAAGAAGGAAAAATGATAATTGAAGGTTATCCAATTGTATTTGACCAAGAAACTTATATAGAATTTTGGGATGGTGGCTTTTATGAACAAATTGATAAGAAAGCATTTGATAATGCTGATATGAGTGATGTTGTATTTAAGTACAATCACAATGATGATTTCTTCCCAATGGCAAGAACAAGGAACGGATCATTAACATTAACACCTGATGAAAAAGGGGTATTCATTCACGCTGAACTTATAGATACTACTGAAAATCGTGATATTTATAAGATGGTACAAGCAGGATTATTAAAAGAAGGTAGTTTTGCTTTTACGGTTAGCGATGATCATGAAGAAATAAAAGATGGTGAAGTGCATCGTACAATTTTAGGCATCGGAAAAGTATTTGATGTTGCTCTATGTGTAAATGGTGCTTACTCACAAACTAACCTTATGGCGAGAAATAAAGAATGTTATGAAGCGATGGAGATTGTGAAGAATAACTTGGTGGAGACCAAAAGACACATCTCGTTATTAAAGTTAAGAAATGCAAACAAAATGAAACTAATGGAGGTAAAGAAAAAATGGAATTAAAAGCATTCCTAGAAGAACAAAAGGCTAAATGCCAAAAAAGACTTGATGAAATCGATAAAGAATTAGAAGAAATCAAGGAAAAGAATGATGCTTCCGAAGATGAAGCTGAATTAAAAGAACTAGGTGATTCTCTTGCTGAACTTGAAGCCGAAAAAGTTGAATTAGAGGCTGAATTAAAAGAAGTTGAGGCTCAAATTGATGCATTAGATAAACCAAAAGATGATCCTGAAGGAAATCCTGAAGGAGCAAGATCAAAAATTTTAGTATTTGAAAATAAAGAAGAGAGAGGTATGAAAAAAATGAATGAAGAATTAAGAAAACAATTAGAAGAAAGAGCAGAAGAATTTAAAAAATCAGGAAAGAGATCAATTCCTGTTAAAGAATTAAGAGCAGTAACAATTGCATCAGGTACAATTGCTACTCCAACTGAAGTAGATCCTTATATCAGACCTACATTTAATCGTGTATCAAGTATCGTTGATTTAGTAAAGAAAACAAATGCAGTTGGTATGGGAGCATACAAAGTTGCTTATGAAGTTTCAATTGGAACTACAAATGCACAAACTGAAGGTCAAAATATTACTGAAAGCAATCCAACATATGCATTCAAGACAATTACACCTGCATCATATGGAATTATTTCAGCAATTACAAACCAAGTTATGAAACAATCACCACTTGATTATGAAGGAAAGATTGTTGATAGTGCTGAAAAATCATTAAGAGTTAAGGCTGCATCTATTATTACTAATGCAATTTTAAGCGATACATTATTAGCAAAACCTACTAACTTAAAGATTAGTGCTATTGATGATACAACATTAAGAAAAATCGCTTTAAATTATGGTAGTGATGAATCAGTTTATGGCAATGCTTGGTTATTCTTAACTAAAGCTGATTTAATTGCATTTGGTGATGTAAGATCTGATACAACACTTCAAGCAGTTTATGAAATTACTCCTGATACTGACAATGTTAATACAGGAACAATCAAAGATGGTGGATTATCAGTAAGATATTGTTTAAATCCTAATTTAACTGCACTTGCTGATGCTGAAACAAATGGAGTTTCAATGATTTATGGTCAACCTGAAAACTTCGAATTAGCATTATTCAGCGATTATGAAGTTAAGGTAAGTGAAGATTATCAATTCGCTGCTAATATGTTAACTATTCGTGGAACAGTTGATCTAGGTGGATCAGTAGTTAAGAAAGATGGATTCATCGCAGTAACTAAAGCAGGAGAATAAAAATTAATTTTAAAAAGGCTATAAGGCTTTGCTCCTTTCACTTATAGCCTTCCATATATATGGAGGTGGAACTATGGCAAATGAAATTATAAAGACAATGACAAACTTGGCTGATTCAGGTCAAGAAGAATTTGTACAAGATTGGATGATGATGGCTAAAACAATGCTATATGAACAAGGCATTTCTAATAGATATCTTAATTCGGAAAGTGCTGAATACTTATTAGCAAAAGCCGTTACTGATCTAATAGAAGATGGAGATTTCACTTCAACAACTCTTTCACTTGTTGCTACTTTAAGAGCAAATCATCCACATAGTGAGGATCAAGATGTTTAATCCTGCTCCAATAAGAGAATTTGTGACTCCTGCAGTACAAAAAAGAACACAGGTTGTCATAATCAATGGAAGAACTCAAAAAGAAGTAGTAGAAGTAGCAAATTTGAGAGGGAAATTCAAGCAAAAGGGAACAAGTGAATTAAATGCAAATGGATTAGTAGTTGTAAATGTAAAAACTACATATACAACTTGGTGGAAGGAAGATTTTAAATCAGGAGATATCTTAACTATTAATGGAGTTAATTATCTTGTTAAAGGTCAACCTGAAAATGTTGAAATGCGTTCGAGATATGCAGTATTACCTTTAGAAATTCTAGAAGGTGGAGCATAATGGCAAAAGATTTAATTGATTATAAAGATTTGGCAAAACTTCAATCAAAAGTTGCTAAACTTGGTGAACAAGCAGTAGTACAAGCAACAATGAATGCATTAACTAAATCTAAAGATTATGCAAATCAAAAGGTTGTCGAGGCAATGGACAACTCACCATATGACTTTAAAGGAAAAGGTAGATCAACAGGTAATGCTAAAAGAAATGCACAACAAGTTGAAAAAATGCCTGTTGAAAATGTTGGTGGGTATGTATATGCATATGTAGGTGTAAGTTGGAATGTTGCTCCTGAAGTTACATTATTAGCTTTTGGAACTCCACATATTGCAGCCGATTTTAGATTACACAATGCAGTTAAAGTTAACGGAAGTGTAAAAAAAGAAGTTTTAAGAATTCAACAAGAAGAATTCAACAAAGTAATAAAGGAGGCAATGAATAATGATTGATATATTTAGTGATTTAGTCATCAACGATGATAATGATAATCCAATACCTGTATATGCTGAAGGTGATGCACCTCAATCATTACCTGATGAGTATTTTACAATATTCGAGAATTATACAGGAGATCAGATCAATGCCGATAATGTTACTAAAGCAATTCTTTATGAATTTAACATTAAATACTATACCAAAGATGCATCGACATTATATTCAAGGCTAATCCAAGCATTAAATTTACTAAAACAAAAAAATTACATAACATCAGGAGTAGGATATGCAAATCAAACATATCACGAAACTTGGTTTTCTCGCCAAGCTGATGTAAAAAAAATAGATTATATTTAGGAGGAAAAATAATGGGAGTACAATATAGAGGATGTTCGCATTTATATTATGCGATTGAAACTGAAGCAAGTGATGGAACTATCACTTATGGAACACCAAAAGTATTAGCACCTGTTAAATCAGTTTCATTTGATGTTACTGATGACAATGAATCTATTTATGCTGATAACATAGTACAAGATAGAGTTTATGGTGCAAAACAAGTTACTAGAACTTTTGAAACAATTAGAATCTCACCTGAAGTTGCTGCTGAATTATTAGGTGATGCAGTTGTTACTATTGGAGAAGGATCAAGTGCAAAAAAAGCTATTGCAACAAATCCTGATGGATCAACTAAACCTTATATAGCAATTGGTGTTGCTCTTCACGATGGATCAGTTGATTCACCTTGTGAAATTTATTGGGCATATCATTGCAAGGTTAATTCAATTAGTAAATCAAGTGCAACAATTGATGATGGTACAGGATCTGAAGGTCAATCAATAGAAATCGTTAATCTTGCACCTAAAAAGGCTTGGACTTCAACAGGTAAAAGAAATTTAGACTTTGATCTAATAATTCCTGATGGTTTAACTGCAAGTGAAATTGAAACATTAGTAACTACTTTCTTTGCACAAGTTGTAACACCTGATAATGCTGCAACAATTTTAGGTTAATTTACATATGAAAAGGAGCAAATAATATGGAAATTAAGTTAAACATTTATGAAAGCAATTCATCAAATGAGCCTATACATACTTATGTATGCTATGGTTTCTCTTTTGATACTATCATTAAGTTTGAAGAGTTTCAAACTAAATCGAAAGATACTGATTTCAAAGGACAAATGGATCTGATCATGGAATTCTTGAAAAATGTATTTAGCGATTTTAAAGATGAACATTTAAAATTATTAAGGCCAAACGATTTACACGAATTTATGTTGGCTATTGGTAAAGCAATTAAAGGTGAATACGGAAAAGCCGAAAAAAACTAATTAAAGGTGGGGTTAAAGCACAAGCCTCACCTTCTTCTAAAAAAAATACTTCAAGTTTTGAAATTGTTATGTTTCTTTCGCAACAATTTGTAGGACTTTCACCATTTGAGATTAAAAAGCGTGACTATCGAGAAGTATTAGAACTTTATGTGCAAACAATAATCCATCTTTATCAAAAACAAAATAAAAATAATGATAAAGTGTGGGTAACATCCAAGAACGCTTCTTGGCATTAGGAGGTGAAAAGAATGGATGAAAATACTATAACTACGGTCTTTAAGGCTGATATTAGTCAATTCTCATCATCTACACAACAACTAAATCAATACATTAAAACGGTTAATAGTGAATTTGATGTTGCAACATCTTCATTAGGCAAGTGGTCTGATTCTACTGATGGATTAACTGCTAAAATTACTCAATTAAATAAAGTGCTTGAAGCCGAAAAAATGAAACTTTCGGATATGAAGAAGCGACTTGAAGAGATGGAAGCAGCAGGTAAAGGCAATACAAAAGAAGCAAAGAATCTTCAAATTGCTATTAATCAACAAACTGCTAAAATAAATAAAGCTGAAAAGCAAACTGATGATTATTCAGCATCATTAAAAGAATTAACTGATGCAGGAGTTAAAACTAAACAAGAATTAGAAGAGTTAACAAAGGCTCAAGAGGAACAAGGGAAGAGTGCTGAAGGTATTGCATCTAAAATTGGAAAAGGTATTGGTGGTGCTGCATTAGGTGTAGCAGGAATGGTTACAGGTGCAGTTGGATCGTTAATGGGATTGGCTGAAGGCACTAGAGAATTCCGAAAAGAACAAGCACAACTAGAAACTGCTTTTACAAAAGCAGGATTTAGTGCTGAAACAATGCAAAAACACTATGCTGATTTTAATGCTATTTTAGGTGATACAGGCAAATCTACTGAAGCAATGCAACAATTAGCCGACTTTACAAAAACTGAAGAAGAATTAGCCGATTATACTAATATTCTTACAGGAGTATTTGCGACTTATGGCGAAGCATTGCCAACTGAATCACTTGCTGAATCAATTAATCACACAATATCTTTAGGTAATCAAGTTGAAGGATCATTAGCCGATGCATTTGAATGGGCAGGTGTTAATGTTGATGATTTCAATGCTCAACTTGAAAAATGTAATACTGAAGAAGAGCGTAGCAAATTAATCAGTAAAGAATTAAATAAATTATATGGCGAACAAGCCGAACATTATAAAGAAAATAACAAAGATATCATTGAAGCTGAAAAGGCTCAAACTAGATTAACACAATCATTGGCTGAACTTGGTGCAATTGCCGAGCCTATAATGACTTCATTAAAAAATGCATTTGCAGGATTATTAGAAACAATTAAGCCTTTTGTTGAATTAATTGGTACAGGATTGAAAAATGCATTTAGTGGATCAAGTGAAGGTGCTAGTCAACTTGCTGAAGGAATTAGTGGTATTTTATCAACTTTGATTCAAAAAGCACAAGAATTATTGCCAAATATTATAGAAATTGTTAGTGCGTTATTTCCTCAATTAATTCAAGTTTTAGTTGAGTCACTACCATCTATAATTCAAACTATATCCGATGGATTTGTTCAAATTTTGAATGCAATTTCCTCAATGCTGCCTGAATTGATACCAATTATCATTGATGCAATTTTACAATGTGCAAATACTATTTTAGAAAATCTTGATGTTATCATCGATGCAGGAATTAAATTAGTTATGGCATTGGCTGATGGATTGATTGCAGCAATTCCAAAATTGATAGACAAAATTCCTGTACTTATCGAAAATTTGTTAGGTGCAATTTCACGAAATTTACCAAAATTGATAAAAGCAGGAATTGATTTAACATTAAAATTATCCGAAGGATTAATACAAGCAATTCCACAACTTGTTGCCAAATTGCCTGAAATTATTGCAGCAATTGTTAAAGGATTGCTTTCAGGAATACCTGATTTAATTAAAGCAGGTGGCGATATGTTAGCAGGTATTTTTGAAGGTTTTATCGACTTTGATGCAATATGGAAAAAGATAAAAGAGTTTGGAAATTCAATTGTTAGTGGTGTTAAGAAATTCTTTGGAATTGAATCACCAAGTAAATTATTTGAAGAAGAAATCGGAACAAATCTTGCACTTGGAATTGGTGAAGGATTTACTGATGAAATAGGAAATGTAACTAAAGATATGCAACATTCTTTAGATAAAATGAATAATAGTCTTGAGGTAGATAATTCAGGAATTGTTGGTTTTGACAATTCATCTACACCTGCTTGGGTAGAACAATTATTTAACATGATCAAGAATCAAAATGTCGTTAATAATTATAAATTCGATTATAAATTTGAGAAGATGGAAACATCTAAACTTGCTTTACATAAAGCAGCATTACAAACAAAGAGAGCAATAGGAGGTTAGGATATGGAACTAATTTTAGAAAATAAGAATGGGGAAATACTTGATCTCCTTAATAATAATCAATATTTTGTATTAAGCAAATGTGAAGCGTTACACGGAATTGAAACGGAAATTCAAGATGTTTCATCTCCATATTTAGATGGAACTATTATTGAAGGTGTAAAGGCTCTTCCAAGAGGAATTTCGATGACATTTAAAGTTTTACCTGATGTCAAAGAGAGCATAGATTTCTTCACAAAAGTGGTTAAATCGAAACAATATGTAACGCTTCATCAAACTGAAAAAGGGAATACAACTACTATAAAAGGAATTGCAACAATTCCACCATATACACGAATGATGTCTTTATGTGAAATTCAATTAGACATATATTGTAATCAACCTTATTGGGAAGATCTGAATCAAGTGGTTGCTGCTATTTCAATGTATATTGATTTATTATATTTTCCAATGGCAACAGGTCAATATTTTACTGAATACGGAAGACCATTTGGAGCATTGGATGTAGATGCAACTAAAACATTCGAGAATGATGGAGATGTAAGTGTAGGAATGAATATTAAAATTACTGCACTTGAAAA